CGGGGGAGGAGGCAGGATACTGGACATCCAACATCTCTGTTCCGTCAATCACTACCATATATGACGCAGTGGTCGCGGCGAATACTCTGATCGCAACACGCAGAAATCATGATTGGAATTTCTTTGAAAAGTCTCAAGAATTGGTGATGGACACAGTTTTTCTAAGCAAGTTCTCTTCAATGGGAAATTCACAAAAATCCATGGTCAACAATCTAATCGGTACAGATTTATTGATAGACAATATGGCCAACGCAGCAAATTCAATACCCAGTTGAATAAATAATAAATGGCAACATTAAACGCTAATATTACGAAAAGATTCATTGATCTGGATCTGAACTTCAATAGTCATCCTATCAAAAAGGACGTGACTAAGGTTGTGGATGAGATGGCCGTAATCAATTCCATCAAAAACTTGCTATTGACGAATCACTATGAGCGTCCGTTTCAGCCTGATTTGGGTTCAAATGTTCGCAAATTGTTATTTGATAACATGGATCAAATAACAGCATCGGCACTGGAGCGTCAGATAACAGACACTCTACGAAACTTTGAGCCAAGGGCACAGATAACGTATATGAATATTTTGCCGGACTTTGATAATAATTCATACAATGTTTCTATGGAATTTAGAATCATCAATAAAACTGAACCCATCTCAATACAGTTCTTCCTACAGCGTAGTAGATAAAATAACAGAAAGCAAGTGACTTAAAATGGCAGATCGCTTACAGGTAACCGAATTAGATTTTGATCAGATCAAAACCAATTTGAAAAATTTCATGAGACAGCAGACTGAGTTTGCTGATTATGATTTTGAAGGCTCAGGACTAAACATTTTATTGGATGTTTTAGCATACAACACACATTACAACGCATACTATCTGAACATGATTGCCAATGAGTCATTCATGGAATCAGCAATGCTTAGGAGTTCTGTGGTATCACATGCAAAAGCATTTGGATATACACCAAGATCACCAACAGCACCACGTGCAATCGTTCGTGTTGAAGTGGAAACAGGATCATCTGCTGCAGGTACTTTGGTTCTTCCTAAAGGGTTCATATTCATATCGGATCAAATTGACGATAGAGCATACACATTTGTGACATTGGAATCTTATAGTGTTGCTAAGGTAGGCACAAAATTCATTTTCAATAATATACCCATCTATGAGGGTAAAATATTTACCTATTCATACACTCACACCGAACTGTCTAATCCAAGACAAATATTTGAGCTTCCCGAATCCAATATCGACACATCAACAATAACTGTTTCTGTTAGAGCATCAGCCGCAAACACGGATACTACCCTGTATTCATTGAATACTGAGGCACTGGATCTAACAACAACATCTGAAGTATATTTCCTCCAAGAAGCATTGAATGGAAATTATGAGGTGTATTTTGGCGATGGAATTTTGGGTAAAAAGTTATCGGATGGCGCAGTCATAACTCTATCATACTTGACAACCAACGCCGAAGTAACAAATCAGGCCAGCTTATTCAAGGTGAATTCAACCATAGGTGCATTCTCAAATATTACAGTTACCACCATAAATGCGGCATCAGGTGGATCACAACGCGAAACTATTGATCAGATAAAATTCGGAGCTCCACTGAACTTGCTGTCTCAGAACAGAGCTGTTACGAAAAATGACTATATTCGTCTAATACAACAGAGATATCCTTCATGGGAAGCTGTTAACGTATGGGGCGGCGAAGAGAACACTCCACCAGTTTATGGTAAAGTCTTTATTGCTGGTAAGCCAAGGCTAGGTTTCGAAGTTACTGACACAGAAAAAGAATTCGTCAAGAATGAAATATTAAAACCTATCAGTATTCTGACAGTTACACCAGAAGTCGTTGATATCGACTACAACTATCTGAAGATTCAGGCGACAGTTTTCTATGACAAAACAAAGACTACACAATCTGATGGTGAAGTCAAAACGGGATTGGCGACCACCATCCAAAATTACTGTGACGAAAACTTAAACCAGTTCAACTCATACTTTAAATACTCTGGGTTGAAGACCGCAATAGACAACTATGACAGGTCGATTACATCAAACGAAGTGGATTTGTTTATAGGTAAAAAGTTTAGACCTGTGCTGAATAGATCAGATAGTTATATTTTGGACTTTGGAGTAGAATTGAAGAGGGGTTCAACAAATGATACTTTCTATTCTTCTCCAGACTTCACCATGCAAGATGAGTTTGGAATTAGTCGCCAATGTTTCTTTGAAGAGATACCATCATCTTTCACGGGCCTAGAATCTGTTACTGTAATAAATCCGGGCTTCGGATACACATCAACACCAACTGTGGAAATTGTGGGTGATGGTTCGGGTGCAAAAGCTGTTGCAGAGATTGTTAACGGAAAACTATATCGTGTTAATGTAACTAATCCAGGCATTGGTTACACAACAGCCGCAATTAGAATCACTGGCGGAGGTGGAAGTATTGCATCAGCAAGCGCGGTGCTTGAAGGACGTTACGGCAAAATCAGAATTGCTTATTTCAAACAAGATGAGGTCAGCAGCCAAAGTACGAAAGTAATTATTAACACCAACAGAAATGGTGGTATTATGGGTGAAATTGACTATGTGCTAGGCAAAATTACACTGAATGAGTTCATGCCAAGTGCTGTCAATAACTTCTTCGGTGACATAACATTACACATGAAACCCGCTATAAATATCATACAATCCAAGCTGAACAAGATGCTTGTATTGGATGCGGACGATACAACGAGTATTGTCATTAAGACAGTTCAAATTTAATGGAAAAAACACTACTCTCAAGTTTGGTGAAAAACCACGTCCCGGGATTTGTTCGGGACGAATATCCTACGTTCATATTATTCCTCGAGAAATACTATGAGTGGTTGGAAACGACACAGCAAGTTTCTGAAGAGTTACACAATCTAAAAAATTCCTTTGACATTGATGCATCCAACAATTTCTACCTGGAACAACTGAGACAGGATCTTCTACCATATTTTCCTAGCGAAATAATGGCAGACAAGCGTTTGTTCCTGAAATTGATCGGTGCTTTCTATCGCACAAATGGAACACAGAACTCTATCAAATTCCTTTTCAGAGCACTATACAATGAAAATATTGATATCTATTATCCTAAAGATGACATTCTAATAGCATCAGACGGAAAATGGGTGTTGCCATTGGCACTCAGGATAGATACAAATGATTCCAACATTCTCAATATCGAGAAAACTTTACTAACTGGCCAAACATCAAAAGCAACTGCGGTTGTTGAAAAAGTTATTCGCTCAGTTGATCGACAGTTAGGCATCACATACATCGAAGTGTATGTTTCAAACGTCAGCAGGCAGTTTACAACAGGTGAAATAGTCAGCGCGGTATATAACAACGGCACACAAGACATAAGTGTCTCTGGTCGTTTGGTTGGCGCTTTGTCTGAAATTAGCATTGATCCTAGAAATCGTGGCTTATTGTATAATGGCTATGATGAAACAACTGGTTATCCAGGTGATCCAGTAACTATTGTTGGAGGTTTAAATCCACTAGCTTCATCACCAGTTGGCGCGATAGCTCACGTGGGACAAACAACTAAAGGTAGTATCACAGATATTGCCATCACGAATGGTGGCTTTGGATTTAGAAACCAAGATGATGATCCGGATACAATCATATTTGATTTTGTTGGTGGGTTTGATGGATCCATATTCGGCACAGAAGCTAAAGCTGAATTGTCATTGGTTGATGGAAACAGCAGTCGGACAATTAACGTTGCAACCACAAGTGTAAGCACACTGAATTCCGCACATATCAATATCGCATCAATAGAGTCAAACACAATCAGTTCTATTACAGGATTTGATTCGTTCAACGTATACTCAATGTCGTTTGTGTCTCTATCAGGCTCTGGTGGCGGATACAGATCAAAGCCCAGCTTAGAAACATTTAGTCTGTATAATGAAATTTATGATGATTCTCTTGTTATATCGTCTGCAAGTATCATCAAAGGAACAAGAATAATAACAGACAACACACAGAACCTGGCAAATTCATTTGAACCAGGTGACTATGTTCGCCTGTTCTTAAATAATCGCTATGAAGAAGTGTTGGTTGTGGATTCAGTAACCACTAACACAATAGGTTTTGCTAATGTTTTTCCAAATGACATTAGTGGTGTTTCAGTGTTTAAGGTGAATCGTAACGATTTGTATAAACTAGGATCACTAGGAAGAATTGTTGTAACGTCAGGTGGCACTGGATATCAACTAAACGATATCATAACATTCACAGGTGGCTCAGGATATGGTGCTAACGCATATGTCTCTGAGGTGTTCGCTGGCAATAATGGAATCAAAACTGTCACCATTAACAATCATTCATCTGGCGCATATGTCATAGGTGGTGAAGGATATGCTAGAGATTCTTTGCCGTCATTATCTGTCCAATCAGCTAATGGTGCAAATGCGGTCCTGCATGTGAGTGAGGTTACAGGTGATGGTGAATCACTAGATTTGACCACATCTAGAATTGGCTCAATATCGTCACTGAGAATTACCAGCTATGGTTATGATTATGTTGAGACTCCAAAGATTTCTTTGAGAAATGCAGATTTGGTGGTTAGCAACACGACGGAAGGACAGCTTTTTGTTTCCAACACCAGTGTTTATCAGGGAGCGTCTAATGTTGCTACAACATTCAAGGCGACTGTTGATAGTTACAATCCTGCAACAGGCATTCTACGTGTTTTTGATTATCGCGGCACAGTTGATACAAATATCAAGATAAACAGCGATGATGGAACAGTCAATGCTGACGTTATTTCATCCTCATTCTATGGTGATGGTCGTGCTAAGGCTACAGCAGATTTTGAGAATGGTCTGATTAGATATCCAGGACTCTATCTGAATACGGATGGCCAAGTTAGTTCTGATAAGCGTTTGCAAGATGGTGAAAAGTATCACAATTTCTCATACATCATTAAATCCAGAACTGATTATTCTAAATTTAAGAATCCATTGTATGATATATCTCATCCAGTGGGAACAAAAATCTTTGTAACTAGGATTGACGATAATCAAGAAACTGTGCCTTATGGTTCAAATTCACAAACTCTGTTGATCACAACATTGAACGACAGTTATAATATTTCAAGCAATTCAAATATTGTAACTTCTACGAATGTTTCATCCAATTTGAGATCGACAGTGAATGTTGGTGACTACATAATTATAAACAGTATTAACAAGCCAATCCAGAATACAATGAATGTTGTTTCTGGATCAAATGTTATTTTTGGTGCTGCAAACAGTGTCAACTTTATCAATGATTTGTTAGAAGGTGATGTTCTTAACCTATCAACAGGAAACACAGTCACGATTACAGAGGTGTCAAACTCGACATATGCCACAGTTGATACAATAATTGGTGTCACATCAGCTTCAGTAACAGCGAACGTGATATATGCGGAAATTAAGAAAGTCTCAGCAGTTACGGCCAACACAATCACTGTTACAACAAATTATAGACATAATGGTTCATTCTTGACAGCCAACGTACAGAAACACAGATAAATAAACCATGTCATCGTTATTAACAAAAAATTTCAAAATCCTTATGGCCAAGCAAATTCTGAATTTGCTTGATATTGGCTCAAACGCATATTTGCCAGAAGCTAGGAAGTCCTATGTCTACACATTCATAGGAAAAGCACTGCCGTGGAATTCCGGCACAGAAATTCCACCGGCTCCTATAGACTCCGATAACGCAATTAATGAGTATTACAGAAGAGGAATTCTGGCAAAACAGATTTCCTTGGAGAATGCTACCCTTGTCGTTCCAAGAATAAACTGGCAGGCGAACACAGTTTATTCCACATACACATCAAATACAAATTTTTATGTGTTGAATACCAGTGATCAAGTTTTCAAGTGTCTATCAAATGTCAGGTCAAATTTGGCATCAACATCACAGCCTGAACTCACACTATCAACAACCTCACTTGAAGAACCATACATTGAAACCGCTGATGGTTACAAATGGAAATATCTTTACACATTAACATCAACGCAAAAACAGAAATTTTTGGGTGATGAATGGATGCCTGTTACGTTCAACAAATTCGTAAGGGCGGCCGCAGCACCGGGCTCCATTGATGTGGTGACAATTACAAATAGTGGAAACAATTACACAAATGGTTCAACCCAATCGATCATCTCTATTGAGGGTGATGGAACTGGTGCGATATTGAAGGCCAACGTTGCTGGTGGACAAATTCAGGATGTAATTATCCAGAATAGGGGTTCAGATTATACATACGCCGCAATAACGATTCAGGATGTTGCTGGTGGTATCGGATCAGGTGGCGCAGCAGTTGTTTCTATTGCACCGCATTCAGGACACGGTTTTGATCCTGTTTATGAATTGAATGCGTCAACCATCATGTTCAACGTTGAATTTGATGGTGATGAAAATGACACTTTACCGACAGAAAATGATTTCCGTGAAATAGTATTGTTGCATAATCCTAATGAGTCTGGCGGTCAAGTACTGGCCGCAGGCAGTTCATATACATTATACACACGAATCAAAACTTCTCCTGGTGTTGGAGATTTCAATACAGACGAAATTGTATATCAAGGCGCAACTTTTGGAGATGCGACATTTACAGCAAATGTAATTTCATTCGATGAAGTACAAAATTACCTATACATCAATGACGTTCGTGGAACACTGCAACAAAATCAGACCATCAAAGGTCTATCTTCAGGCTCAATTCGTGTTGTTAACTCAATCAAAGCGCCCACATTAGATTTATATACCGGCAAGATTTTATACATATCAGATAAACTGCCGATCACACGCGATCCCTCACAAACGGAAAGAATCCGTTTTATCCTGAGTTTCTAAACGAGGAATAAATGACAACTCTATTCAATTACGATCCATATTATGACGACTTCGATGAAGATAAAAACTTCATGCGAGTGCTTTTCCGCCCAGGCTATTCAGTCCAAGCAAGAGAACTGACACAGCTACAAACAATATTGTCTAACCAAATTGAGAAATTTGGTAATCACATTTTCAAAAGCGGCAGCCCAATCGTTGGGGGCAAAGTCTCATTAGACGACAAAGCAAATTATGTCATTTTGCAGCCACAATATGGCAATGAAGATATCGTTGTTACAGATTTCTTAGATAAAATTGTTGTATCTTACGGTTCAACAAAAGACGTTCGCGCCAAAGTTATCGCTGTTGAAAGTACAACATCTAATCCTATCCTCGTTCTGAAATATTTGAGCGGAGAACGTTTCGCTGAAAGCGATGATCTTCGTGTATATGGTCAAAACATATTCGGAACATTGGCTACAACCGCAGCGACTGGCGGTTCATATGTTGCATATCTGCAAGAGGGTGTTTATTACTTTAAGGGTCAATTTGTTAAAGTTGTTCCACAATATCTAATCGTTGAACTATTCTACAGGCTAGGATCATCATCAACCATCAACTCACAGCCATCATACAAAGTCGGTATAGAATTTACTGAAGTGTTGGTTGATGAAATTGATGACACTTCCCTGTTGGATCCAGCGCAGGGTGCATTCAACTATCAAGCACCGGGTGCAAATAGATTCCAAATTCAAACAGCACTCGCTAAGAGAACATTAGATTCCGCTGACGTTTCATCCTTCTTTGAAGTGATTCGTCTGGTAGCTGGCGTTAGGACAAAAGAGATTCAATATCCAATATACAGTGAAATTGAAGCATTGTTGGCCAGAAGAACCTTTGATGAATCTGGCAACTACACTGTTGATCCATTTGTCATCTCTATTGATGAGGGTGATTCTGCTAATGGTATGTTCAATGTCGTATTGGATCCAGGCAAAGCGTATGTCAATGGATATGAATTCCAAACGATTGCGCCAACAACAATCGAGTTAGCACGTGGGCGCGATGTGTCTAATGTATCAAGCTACGATTTACCTACCAATTATGAGTCATCTGTAGTATTGGACAGCATTCGTGGTACATTGAATATCACAACATATCCACAGTTAGATATTCACATTGTACCAACAAACTCAATCAACCTGACAACAACAGCAGCATATAACAGCACAAAAATAGGTACTACCCGTGCGAATATGATGCGTTATAATGACTCGACAACCAGTACTATTGGTGATACACACTCTTTCACAGTTAACGTTTTCGATGCAGTTGGCTCAGCGATAACCGGAACAGTGCCTGCAGGTTCATCCACAACAACAATTAAGTTGCCGACAACATTTTCCGCCACAGCTGGTGCAAACGTGTATGCAAACATGTTGTTCCGAATTGTTAGTGGTGATCTAGCGGACGATGGTCCATTGCCAATCGTTTCATCGAACGCAACTTACATCACACTATCAACTTCACTGTCTAAAATACCAAGCACAGCCAATGGTGATTCATTCTCAATTGAATCCGACTTCAAACAAGCTGAGTCCCTGGTAATAACTGATGGCACATCCATCACATTCTCTGGAAACATCAACAGTGATTCTAAGAATTCACTGACTGGCTTTGCATATATTAATGAACCAAAACGTTCCAGCTTATTGTTCAATGTTCCTTATGATGCAATCAAAGACGGAACTATCGACAATATGGATTTGTATGCCAGAAAAGCATATCTAAACAGAACAAGTGATGCGGGCGGATCCATAACAATCAACGCAGGTGGTACAGACTCATTTGCATTTGCTGGAAGTCCAGGCGTTATTTCAGATTCTCTGATTCTGAACAACATCATTTGTACAGTTCGTAGCGGCGTATCGTCCAACACACAGTATGGCATCACAGCTAACAGTGTATTGAGTCTTGCAAATAATAACTTTACTGTTACCGCAGTATCTCCAACACAGTTTACAGTCAACTTGGTTGTGCCTGGTGTTTCGGTGGACTTTTTGATTACAACAAAAGTCAATGATGCAGAGAATGCTTCTACAGGTTCAACTCGCGGCAAACAGATGATACCACTAACTAGTGGTGCAGACTTACATGCAAAAGTTCCTAGTGAACTTGGTGGCGCAAACACACTGAATGCTGCAAACACTTCAGGTGAAGTCACTACATTCAGTGGTGGTTATGTGTTTACTTCAGTTGGTGCAACCAACTTCACAGGCAACGCTATTCTAACTGATCTACGTACTCCAGGTAAACCAGTTAGCCTACAAGTTGCTGATGTGTATGAGATTGTTGGAGTATATGACTCTAAGAGTCCTACAGCAAACGTATCAACAGCAATGTTGACGACAGCCACCAACGATATCACAGACAGTTATGAGTTTGATAACGGTCAGAAGAAAAATTACTATGACCATGCTACCATCAAATTGAAGCGTGGTTATAGTGCTCCGACAGGCACAGTTTATGTGCAGTACAGATACCTGAAACACATTGCATCTCCTGCGACTGGTGGTGCTGGTCTATTCACCGTGGATTCGTACCTACAAGCAGGTTCAAATATGTCTTACGGTGACATTTCAGTATTTGCTAACAACGAAGATCAGAAACTTGTGCCATTGAGATCATCGTTTGATTTCCGTCCAACAAGAGCAGTTGCTAGTACAACACTATCTGGTGCACTGAATCCTGAGCCACTTGAACAAATTACAATGGACTACGATTACTACTTGAGTCGAATCGACCAAGTGGTTGTGAAATCTTCCAGAGAATTTGCTGTTATCAAAGGTAAGTCTGCGATCAATCCAATTGCACCTCCAGTCAACAACAAAGACATGTTGATTTACACACTGTATGTTCCAGCATATACAGATTCTGTGAATGATGTTCGTGCAGATTTCAAAAATCATCGCCGCTATACAATGGGTGATTTGCAGAATTTTGAAGAGAGAATCAGTGGTCTTGAGTACTATGTTTCCCTAAGCACATTGGAGAAAGATGCAGCAGCAACTAAAGTTCTGGACGCAAACGGTCTAGAGCGTTCAAAGTATGGCATCTTGGTAGATAACTTCACAAGTAAAGACAATCAAGCAACACGCGATGAAGTCAATTTTGACAACAGAAACTTGATTGAGAATGGTACACTCCAACCTGCATCTCTGATGCGCACGGTCAAGTTGATTCCTAGAACTGGCGACAACGTTGGTTCAGCATTCATCGCAGGAACAGGCACCAAGAAAGCTATGATGCTTTCTTACACAGCCCGTGAATTTGCAAAGCAGCCTTATGCAACAAAGTCTATGACAGTTGCAGATGCAGTTTTTGCTAACTTCAAAGGTAAGACAAAGCTATTCCCCGAATTCAGTGGTGATGTTGATACCGGCAGCACCGCAAAAGTTACACTGAACTCCAATCAGGGAATTTCAAATGCGTTCAATTTTATCAATGACGCATTCAAATACATTTCTGACAAAACTCCGACTTGGCAAAATGACAAAGATAGTCCTTTTGCAACAATCGCAGACAGTCAGTGGTACAAGACAGTACGTGAAGTTGATAGAAATAAAGCAACAGTCCAAAGTCTGGGTGGAAACACATGGGGCTGGGTTGCACCAGTAAATGATAACACATATCTGACCGCTGGCGCTGAACTGAAGCAGAAGCAAATATCCACATCTTCTTCTCAAGTCAATTTAGGTTCATTCGTTACAGATTTGGCAATTCAGCCATACATGAAGTCTAAGCAGATTCTGTTTACTTCTGAAGGTGTTCGCCCTAAAACTGTAATGTATTCGTTCTTTGATGACACGGATGTCAACAAGTATATCGTTGTTCCTAACCAAGTAACATTGAATACTGCATCACAGACACTAAGAGCTGGTGAATCTGTGCTTATCGCAAACACTATTGCTGACTTGGCTGCCAATTTGTCAAGTTTGATTGCGGGCGGCACATCTTATGATCCAGCATTTGTTGTTGTGAGTGAAAGAGGATCTGCTAACGTTTCCATCATCAATGAAACAGGTAAAACTCTAGCAGGAAAATTTGTTTATGGTTTGGATACAGGAAGATATTATACCATATCCACAATCAATGAGCATCGTTCAGGCTTAGGTAATACAACCACCACCACAATTACACTTGATGCTGGTGCGTCTTCTGCCAATGGATACTACACCGGAAATACTGTTACGATTGTTCGTGCAGCTAATTCCAATGATGGCCTAGGACAACAACACACAATTACAGCATACAATGGAACAACCAAAGTTGCTAACGTAAGTGGTACAATTGCAACGACAGGACAAGTTATCTATTCAATGGGTAACAATAAGACCAATAAGCTCGGACAAGTTGGTGGTGCATTCTATATGCCAAAAGCAACTTTCCGTTCAGGTCAAAGAACCTTCCGTGTAACCGAGTCGTTCAATAACACATATGATGCCGATTCGATCTCTTTTGCAGATAAGACATATACTGCATCTGGATTGATTGCGAACAAGACTGAATTGATTGAATCTGTGTTGAACGTTGATGTTGATTTCAAGATCACTGGCACACAAACAAGCGACAAACTTGTAAACTCTGTTACAGTTGGATCACAGGTGTTGAGTAGCTGGGCGGTTGATCCACTGGCTCAAACATTCTTTGTTGATGCTGAATTGTATCCACAGGGTCTATTCTTGGATAGCATTGATTTGTTCTTCCGTGCAAAAGACGACAATCAGTTGCCTGTTACTGTGCAGATTCGCCCAACAGTCAATGGATTCCCATCTTCAGACTTCTGGTATCCAGAATCTGTTGTGACAAAGTATCCATCGGAAATTGTTGTTTCTGAGTCACCATCTATTTTGGATGCGACCAACACAAACTTCAAATTTGACATTCCTGTGTTCTTGAAGCCTGGTTTATATGCGATGGTTCTGTTGACAGATTCTCCACAATACAGTGTGTGGGAAGCTGAAAAGGGTGGCACAACAAGAAACAACGAATATGTTGACAAACAACCATATTCAGGAACATTGTATAAGTCACAGAACGCTAGAGAATTCTCACCGTTCATCAATGAAGACTTGATGTTCAAAATCAACCGTTGCGTGTTCTCAACAACATCAGCAGTTCACGTTCTACAGAACGAAGGATTGACAACACCAATCAACATGGATAAGATTCGTTTGCTTGAAACAGCAATCGTGCCATCAGATACATTGGTAAATGTTGAACGCACAATTTTGACAACACCATTGGGTGGCACAAAAGAAAGCACACCAAGAGCAATTTCACCTGGACAAATCTATAGTTTTGCGTCAGATGAATTGTATGCAGTGGGTTTCCGTAGAAAGTCTATCGGCACTCAAAATAGTTTCACTATGAGAGTTGCTATGTCCACAACAAACGATGCAATCTCTCCTGTGATATCACTGGAAAGTGCTGCTATCAACGTGTGGGAAAACTTCTTGGATAATGCTGTAATTGATGCTGAAGATTTCACAATCGTTTCTCCAGGTTCTGGTTACAGCAACTCAAACAACATCACAATCACAAGTTCAACAGGAACTGGTGCAACAGCCAACTTGAGCGTTGA